CAACGTTGAAGTGAATCCACTCACCCCCTCACCCCCTCCCCTCACCCCCTCATCCACTCACCCCCTCACCCCCTCATGCGCGAAAGGGGGAAGCAATGCTGGCGACTAAACCCAAAACCAAATACCAGGCCTTCGAAGCGCGGGCGGTCGCGGAGCATCTGAAAGAACTCCTCTCACCGCTTTGCTCGCGCATCGAAATCGCCGGATCGCTTCGCCGGGGAAAATCCCTGGTGGGTGATATCGAACTGCTCTTTGTCCCGCGCGGCACCAAGGAATGTCACGTCGCCGGCTCCCTGTTTCTCAAGGAGGAAAGATCGGTGGTCGACGTGCGCCTGGAGGAGCTGCTCGGCGAGGGCGTTTTACAGAAGCGTCTCAAGATTAACCATACCGAGACGTGGGGACCGTCGAACAAGTTTGCCGTGCATATCGAAAGCGGCATTCCCGTCGATTTCTTTTGCACGTCGGAGGAGTGCTGGTGGAACGCGCTGGTGTGCCGAACGGGATCGGCCGACACCAATCTCCTGCTCGCGCAATCGGCGCAGCGCCAAGGCTGCTCTTTCGTCTCCTGCGGCGCGGGCGTGCGCGATCCGGCCGGCAATGTGCATCAGACGCACAGCGAAGAAGAAGTTTTCCGGCTCTGCGGCGTGCGCTACCGGGAACCGAGATTTAGATAAGGAGTTTTTATGGAAACGGTTGTTTTGAATCTGACGGTGCAAGAGCTAATCGCGCTCCGCACCGGGATCATGACGCGCTGCATCGAGCTTGATTTATTGCTGCGCAGTCAGACCGGGGCGGAGCGCCGCGATGCGATCATCTTCGAACTGGAATCGGACAAAGCGGCTTTGAGAAAGATCGAAGCAGCGCTTGCCGGTGCGGGCATTGACGTGGCGTGGACTCTGCTGGAGACAGCGTTGAATCCGCGGGAGAGACCAGGGCAGGACGTTGATTTCGTTTTGAACGGCGCAAACCCGGGTCTGAAAATTCGCCGCCTTCCACGGGAGTAAACATGGGACGAATGCAGTTTCAACACTATCCGCTGAAAAAATGGCCGCGCGGCGGCTCTAACGATCAATGGTTGCGGCTCGACCGCGCGGCGACGATTCTGCGAACTCATCACCGGATGTAAGGGGACACCATGAAGGAACTTCAAATCGGATTTACCAAGCTGCCGGCGCCTGTCGCGGTGCTCAAGCTGGAATTGACCCTCGACTTCCAAGGCGACATCATCGGCGTGCCGGTGCTTGTGCCGGCACGGGAGGGGCGCGAGGGATTGCTGGCGGCGGAGATCGCGGCGCACCTGCTCACCAAGAAAAATCCTGTCATCGAGCGGCTTAGTCTCAAGGAGGGCGCATGACGCGCGGACTATTGAACCTGATTCTCGCGTTGGCGATACCGCTGGCGCTCATGGCCGCGCTGATGATTGCCATGCAACGCTGCGACTCGACGGCGCGGTTTGAGCGGGACCAGGCCGAAGCCGCGGCGGCGCTGGATCATTACGTGCGTTTCCGCGATGAGCCGTCGTTGCGGCGCTACGACGCGGCACAACGCCGGATGCTCGGAGAGTTAAACAAGCCCGTCACCGGTTTGACAACTCAGCGCTCCAGCACCCAGCACGCGGATTAATAAATGCAGAATGCAGAATGCAAAGTGCAGAATGAAGAGGGGGAGCGCGTCGAGCGCGGTTATCCGGGATCGAAGGGGGCATCGGGGGTGCGCGAGCGCATCATTTCGCTGATGCCCGTGCACGATCATTTTCTCTCCCTGTTTCTTGGCCACGGCGCAATCGAGCAAATCAAGCGGCCCGCACCAGGCCTTAACGTCGGCTACGACGTTGACGCCGGCGTGATCGAGTGGTGGGCAAACCACCTGCGAGGCGCAGGTGCCACGCCGACCCTGACGGTGCTGCAGGGAGACGCGCTCCAGATCCTAACGACGCATGCGGCGTTGCGGGATCCGAATACGCTTGTATATCTCGACCCGCCCTATCTGCGATCGGTGCGCACGCGGCTGCTCTACAATTTCGAATTCGCCGGTGAAGAGGACCACTGGCTTTTACTCTGCATGATCCGGCAACTGCCGTGCAGGGTGATGATTTCCGGTTATCAATCACCGCTCTACGCGGCGATGCTCGAGGATTGGCGCTGCGAATCGTTCCCCGGCATGACCCGCGGCGGCGTCAGAGAGGAGCATCTGTGGATGAATTTCCCGGCGTATCTGCCGCTGCACGATGGGCGCTTCGTGGGCAAGAACTATCGGGAGCGCTGGCGGATCAAAAAGAAAACGCGGAACTGGCAACGCCGGCTGGCTGCGATGCCCGAACAGGAGCGGCAGGTAATTCGCGACGCACTGGACGAATTGGCATCGCCGCCACCGGCGTTGCGGACCGCAACGCCACGCCGGGCGTTAAGCGATCGCTGTGACTCGCCGTCGGTTGTGACTACGCGCGAAGTCACGACGGTCGACCGGTCACGGGAGCACGGGACCGTGACAGGCCGCGGCAATCTCATGATCGAGCGGTCACGGCTTTTGCTCAGCATTTTCCCGGGTATCGACCTGTTGGGCCGCGCCTTCGAAGCCGAAGGATACACCGTCGTGCGCGGGCCGGACCTCATCTATGGCGGCGATGTGCGATCGTTCTCGATTCCGCGGGGCATCTTCGCCGGCATCATCGGCGGTTCACCCTGTCCGGATTGGTCGCGTCTGCGCCGCACCGAACCCACCGGCCAAGGCGCGGAAATGATGCGCGAGTTTTGCCGGATCATCGAAGAAGGCGAGCCGGATTGGTTCATGCTCGAAAACGTGCCGGGCGTTCCCGATCTGACCGGTCTGGAAAGTTACCGCCCGATTCAGCGCATCGACATCGACGGGCGCGAATGCGGATTGCGCCAACGCCGGCTGCGCCATTTTCAATTCGGAAGTCTCTGCGCCCGGCCGCTGGTGGTCGAGCGGCGGCGCTTTGCTGTGACCGACCAGGCGGCGGCAATCGCCTCTGAGGGCACGCGCGTCGGCAGGCGGGGTTGGCGGGAATTCTGCGCGCTGCAGGGCCTTCCGCCGCTGGAGCTTCCCGGCTGGAGTATCGCCGCGAAATACCGGGCGGTGGGCAATGGTGTCCCCACCCAAATGGGACGGTTGCTGGCGCGGAGCATTTTATCCTGGACTCACTCCGTTGTGCGCCCGGCAAGGATTTGCGGATGCGGATGCGGCCGCGCGATCAACGAGCGGCAAACCTACGCGCTGGCGTGCTGCCGCAAGCGCATGCAGCGCAGGCGTGACTCCGCCGGCGTTGCCAAAAGCGGCCGCGTCACGGCTGTCGCATGAACGATGAACGCACGAAGCGTGACTCGCTGGCTGTGACGGGACCTGGCAAAGTCACGGCTGCAGCGTCACGGGAAAATGTCTCGGCCGACAGCGTCGATTTTGGTGATGTACGATCGACATCAAACGTTCGGAGGTTCAATGGCGACTGAAAAAGATGACAGGCGGGGAATTTGTGACGGGTGCGGTGAAGAGAAGGAAGTATTTCCCGCCGACGGTGCTCCGGCATGCGGAATATCTCTCTGCGCCGAATGCAGCGCGTCGAGCAAAGCGTACCTCGACAGCGTTTTGGGGCCGTTTGATATCGACGACTTTGACGAGACAGGTGTCGAATTGCCCGACGCGCTAGAGTCGCCGCAACCATTAATCGACAAGCTACGCCGATCGTGACCGACCTGGGCGGCGGTGCCGCTACGGCGTCACGGTCACCGGCGAGACGCCGGTGCTACCATTTCTGGACTAGCTTGCCGCCCATGCGTTTCCACCAGCGACGTGAACGCTCGGCAACCTGTTGCTCAATTTTCACCATGTCGTGCGCGATGGCATTGCGCAGAAGGATTTCGATCAGCAGACCGCGCGGCATGTTCAGACGGCGCGCGAGGCGCTCCAAATCGCGGGCGAGACTTTTCGACACTTCGACCCGGACCCATTCCCCTCGGCGCATGAGCCGATCCTAGCGAAACGCCGGGTTTTCCCAAAATTCACGCAAATCTTGCCTCGCCAGATCGCTCAGGATTGATTTTCCGGCATTGGGCCAACCCGTAGATCGGCCGGGACTTCGACGCCGCAAATCGGCTTTTACGAGGTCTGGCGGCAAAATGCCGCTTCCCCGTGACTAGTTACGGGCATGCCTATGAATATCCCCGATGGCGTCACGCCGATGCGCGAGCCGCGGCTTGACGTGATTTGCGCCGTCAGCGTTTTGACCAGCCGGATCAATCCCAAAAAGACCGGCTGGAAAGATCAGATCAAAGCGGCGGCGAAAACCGAAGGCGCTGAATACTTGCAGTCTGACTACGCGCTGGGGCATCTGGTTGCCGGCAAGGACAAAGGCGAACCGTCGATGGTCGAGCTACGCAAGCTTGTCGACGCCGGCCGCATCACCCTGGAGGAGCTGCTCGGGTGTTGCTCGGCGTCCAAGGACGCGCTGAAAAAAATCCTGTCTGAGAATGAAGTGGATGCGCTGTGCTCGACGTCAGAGGGCTCGAAGTCACTGGTGGTTGAGTTCAAGCCGGGCGTGAATGTCGCGCCGCGAGACCTTGCGGGATTTATCAGTGAGGGGCTTTGGCTGAACTGGCCGGGTATTCCGGCTGTCCGATAACGCCGGGACGATCCAATGTAAAATTTTTTGCCGACACAGTCGGGAAACGTGATGTATGTTTGCAGTGTCGTGAGCGGATGGGGGAACGGCGGCCGGTGCACTGCATATCTGGCCGGCCGCCGTTAGTTTCCCATCTCAATTGCTCATTCTGGAATCTCCGGGGGGAGAAGATGATTCGCGATTTCGTTCTTATCGTTGCGCTGGTGCTCCTGGTCCTGTTCGGATTGGGATGCAAGGTCAACCCGTTTACGTGGGGCCAGCCGGTTCAACCGCCCGCGCCCGAGACATTCTTCCACAAAATCACCAAGACGCCCGAATCGTTGACGCACGTCGCCGGCGCTTTGGAAGTGCTGTCCGTCTTTGGCGTGCTCATCGCCGTCGGTGGTCTGGCGCTTCTGATGTTTGTGCCCGCTGAGCAGCATCTGTCATTTGCCATTGCTGGTACCGGCGTTTGTCTGATTCTAACGGCGCTGATCCTGCGCGTCAGTCTGTGGATGATCCCGATCGCGGCCGCGGCCGCGGCGATTACGGCACTGGCGGGCGCGGGCATCTACTTCTATCGGCGCTGGCATGTTCAGCCCAAGGCGTGACAAGCTCGACGTGGTGCGGCACGGCCGTGTCACAGAGTTACAGGGGGAAAAGTGGGAACTCTCATCAAATCTGTCCGGCTGCCCTCATGGCCGCAGCTTTTGCAGTTGATCCTTGCCGCAATTCTCGGCGCGGCATCGATCGGCTGGAAAGTGCGCGGCAATCAGGAGGAAGTCAATCAGCGCGTCGGTGCATTGGAAGTCCGCAACGGCGCGCTCATCAAAGAAGTGGACGACATTCATAGCGACGTGCGCTTGCTGGTGGAAGCGCTCATCGAACGAAAGCAATGACTGAATTGTGGGACATCCTCTGGCTGATCGGGGCGACGATCGTTTTCGGCGGCATCGTGCCGCCGCTGATCATCCGCGGCATCGATCGTTTGGCGATGGGTCACCGTCCCGGGGAAAAGCGTGGGGAATGAAAAATCCAACCTTCGACGCGGTCGCAAATCGAGACTCTCTGCAGCACCTAAGACAAAACGGGTTCGGCCCGCTCCTGGATGCGCTGGCGGAATCGTGCCCGGCGGACGGCAAGGACCAGCCGGAAATATTCAAGGGCGACAAACTCAACATCAGTGCGCTGGCGCGAAAGCTCGGAGTGCCGCGGAAGGTCGCAAAGCAAATGCTCAGCTATGCGCAGCAGACGCTGTTGCACCAGCACGCCGTAACGCTGACGGCCAGCGATTCTACCAACTCTTCAGGCAGCGCTGGAAAAACTTCGACGCGATCTGCGAAGGCCTGATGGGCATCGCGCACGAGTGCGCCCGTAAATTTTACTGGCGGGATTTAGAGACTCGCGAGGACGTGACGGCCGACGTGGTCTGCGACCTCATCAAACGGATCGATCGATTCAAAACGGGGAACTCAGACAATGCAAACTGGTACTACTCAACCATCGCCCGAAATCTCTTCCACCGAAAATTCAGGGCGGCCTACCGCCCCGCTCCCGTTTTGTTCACGGATCTGGCTGAGGACCGCTCAGGGCGCTACCGCGAAGGACCGCCGCCGCGGCAACCCAACAGGCGCTCGGTCCTCGCGAAACGATATGTTTGAGTTGAACCTGTCCGGCGAGATGGTGCCTGCGTTCTCTACGAACCGTGCGCGGCAGATCAAGCGCAAGCAGATCGCGGCGTTGCTGTACCGGCCCCAGCGCTACGTGCACAAGCCCAATGACCCGGGCAACTATGCTCGGAAGCGGCGCAAGACCTCCCCCACCGTTGGCGGCGTTGCCAGCTGCACGGTCAAGCTCAAAGGGCTAAGCTTCGATGCCGCGCTGCAGCGCACTAATAAACAATTTGCGGGAGCGCTGGCAAAACTGGCGACGGTGTCACACTGCGAGCTAGACGCGGCGGCGATTTCATTCGTGGGAGAAGCGATACAAACGCCAACCCCGCACTGATACCGCGTCAATTATCGGCAGCGGGCGGTGCGGAAGTGGGTCCAATATCATCCGGGGCGGCGTTGGTCGACGCGGAAGGGGAGGGCGGGCAATGGGGCAAATCAACGATGACGCTAATTTTAAAATACGCGTGAACGGCGTCGAGTACCACCTGCGCCTGATCGAATTTGAAGCCAAAATATCAACTGACTTTGTGGGAACTCCGGCGCTAGATAATTTGGCGGTGTTCACAAAGTTTAACATCGTGGCTCAATTGGTGAAGAGTGAAGCCGTGAAGCCGAGGCGCAGACGGTCACGCCGGAAAGGCCGGTAGACCATGTTCGATTGCGTGCTTTTTGTTCTCGCGCTTCTGTGGCCGGAACTCATGCTAGGGTGGTTCGTGTTTCGGCTGTGTGGGTCAACATTCATTCGCGGGAGGATCAATGGTCTCGGACATCGCCAAGAACGCAATCATGCTCGCGCTGATCTTTGTGAATATCCCCGGGGTGCTGATGATTTTTCTGTCACAGCAAATCGCCGTCACGGTGTGGAGCATGATCGGCTTAGATGACGATGGAAAACCGGCAATCGATTGGGCTGAGTGTCTGAGGGAGATGATCGAAGAGGCAAAACGAAAGAGCGAGTAGCGCGCACGTGAGTTTTTTTGACGACGGCGCGCACGCGACCGGGCCGTCACGTACAGGGGGAAAGCGGTGGGGGAGCAAGCGCACAAAAAGGCATTTGGTTACGTGCGCGTCTCGACGGAGCGCCAGGCAGAGGAGGGCGTCAGCCTGGACGCGCAGCTTTCCAGAATCACCGGTTGGTGCACATCCAGTAACCAAGAGTTGGTCGAATGCTTTCGGGATGAGGGCATCAGCGGTGCGACCGTCGACGCTCGACCCGGTTTGCAGGCCGCGCTTGATGCCGCCTGTGCAATGCCCGGCTCGACTCTGGTCGTTTACAGCCTGAGCCGTCTGGCGCGTAACACCAAAGAGACCATCGTCATGGAGGAGCGCTTGAGCGCGGCCAGAGTGACGTTGGTCAGTCTGTCAGAGCCGATCGATTTAAAGACAGCAGTCGGCAAATTGATCTTTCGAATCATGGCGGTGCTGGCTGAGTTTGAGCGCGACCAGACGGTAGAGCGCACGCAGGGTATCGCCAGCTATCTCCGCAAATCGGGCAAGCGCCTGAGCGGTCGAATCCCATACGGCTCGACGCTGGGCGACGACGGCGAAACGCTTGTCGCTGATCTAGTCGAGGCGGCAATCATCGATCAGCTTATGCAGTGGCACATTGGCGGTGAGAGTTTGCGCGGCATCGCCGGCAAGCTCAATGCGGCGGGAATCAAACCGAAGTACGGCGCTCAGTGGGGCGCGAGTTCAATTCAAAGCATCTTGGCTGCGGCCAAGTTGAAGGGGGAAAACCGTGGCGAATGAAATCTCTGTATCGATTACGCTCGGCGTCACTAAGGGCTTTCTGTCCATTGCAAAGGACGTGTCGGTCAAAGCTGACATGGCTGGCACGCATCACTCTGCGGGCGCTCAGACCATCGGAACTTCTGACGAGCAAATCGTTTTCGGCAGCGACGTCGCGACGGCCGGCTTTTGCTGGTTTCGTAACCTCGATGCCACCAACTATGTCGACGTCGGCGTCCACGATGGTGGCGGGACTTTTATCGCATTCGGACGGCTGATGCCGGGGCAGGCGGCGCTGATGCCACTTGCCACGCTCTCCGTATACGCGAAGGCAAACACCGCGGCCGTTGTTCTGGAATTCGAATTGATCGAAGCGTGACGCCGTGGCACAGCGTCGATCCTGGTCAGTCACTTGCAGTGGGGGACAGATGAGAGCAATCTCGATGCGCGAGACGTGCGAGTTTAACTTTCGTGCGTTCTGCGAGCGGTATTTTCCCGAGCGATTCTCACAGCCATGGACCTCTGACCAACTCAGCTTAGTGAATCACGTTTCTCACCTCGTGCTTAGCGCAACAGGGCCGATTTCTTTCAATCCCATGCCGCGCCCACCGCGCGGAATTGGATACACATCCATTTGCATTACGGCAGCAGAGTGGGCGCTGGTCTACGGGCACAGGCGCTCAATTCTGATTGTGGGCAGGCACGTCGGGTTGTGGCTGCTGGACCAAGTCGTGCATGATTATCCGGAGGCAGAGAAACGATTCGAGCGCAACAAGTTGATCCTGCCTGGTGTCGCGGAGTCGGAAGGCACATTGACAGTTGCGCAGCGTCTGAGCCGCGATCAAAGCCAGCATGACTTTGTGATCCTCGATCAGCCCGAGCGCGACGATTTGTCATAGTCGCAAAAAATTATTGGGAGTCGCCGCGGATTTTCAAAAGGTACTCCTGGGCCGCGCCGCGCGTCGATGCCACAGGGAACTGCAACAATCTTGAACTGCCTTAGCAAGCAGGATGTCCGTGGGACTGGGGGATGGCTAAGGATTATAACGAGCGTAAGGACCAGGTAGCCGACATCCTGCGGGAGAAATCCACGAAGGGGCGGGACATCGGCGCGCCGCCACCCGTCGCCAATCCTGAACGCCGCGAAGCTTGCCGCCTCAGCCTGCGGTTGTTCTGTGAAACCTATTGCTCGGCGGTCTTCTACCTCGGCTGGTCTGACGACCACCTGCGCGTCATTGAGATTATCGAAAACGCTGTATTACACGGCGGGCTGTTCGCTGTAGCGATGCCACGCGGCAGTGGCAAGACGGCGCTGTCAGTAGCGGCGGCAGAATGGGCTTTACTCTTCGGCCATCGCTCATTTGTCGTCCTGATTGGCGCAACCGAACGACACGCCACGCGTCTGCTCAAGAACATCAAAGCCGATCTGGAATATAACGACCTGCTGGCCGAAGATTTTCCGGAAGTCTGTTATCCGATTCGCCGGCTCGAAGGCATCTCACACCGCGCCGCCGGCCAGCTCCTCGACGGCGCACGCACGCACATCGTTTGGAAGTCCGACGAAATCGTCCTGCCAACGGTCAAAGGCAGCAAAGCCAGCGGCGCTATCGTCAAGGTGGCGGGTCTCACCGGCGCCATTCGCGGCATGCAGGTGAAGCGGCCATCGGATAACAGCCTGATCCGCCCGGACTTTGTCATTCCGGACGATCCGCAGACCAAAGACTCCGCCAAGTCGCTGGAGCAAACAGAGGATCGGATGCGCACGATCAACGGCGACGTAATCCTTCTGTCGGGACCTGGCAAAAAGATCAGCGCCGTGATGCCCATCACCGTTATCGTCAAGGGCGACTTGGCTGACCAGTCTCTGGATCGGGAGAAGGCCCCAGACTGGCAGGGCGTTCGCACCAAGCTGCTAAAGTCGCCACCGACTGACGACAAACTGTGGGAGCAGTACGCCGAAATTCGGGCGGAGAGTCTGCGCAAGCATGGGGACATCAGTGAGGCTACCGAGTTCTATAAACAGAATCGCGAGGCGATGGACGTCGGCGCGGTGCCATCGTGGTCGTTGCGGTTTGACGAAGACGAGATTAGTGCAATTCAGAATTGCATGAACCTGAAGCTGCGCGATCCGATCAGCTTCGCGGCCGAATGTCAGAATGATCCACTGTCACCTCAGGCGGAAAACTTACTGAATCTCAAGCCCGAACAGATCGCCGCCAAGGCACTGCCCATCAAGCGCGGCACCGTGCCGGCATGGGCAACCAAGTTGACCGCATTCATCGACGTGCAAGGAAGCCTGCTCTACTACGTCGTCTGCGCATGGGGCAACGATTTCTCCGGCCACATTGTTGACTACGGATGCTGGCCCGAGCAGCGGCAAAATTACTTTTTCCTTCGGAATGCCTCGCCAACTTTCGCGGAAGTGATGCCCGGCACCGCGCTGGAGGGGCAAATCTACGGCGCGTTGCAGGCGCTGGTTGCCAAGTTGCTTGATCGGGATTGGGAATGTGACGACGGCAAGAGCCTGCGGATCGGCCGGTTGCTGATCGACAGCGGCTATCGGGCCGACATCGTCAAGCAATACGCAAGAGAATCCGGGTCTTTCCGATCGCTGATCATTCCTTCCAAGGGTTACGGCGTTGGTCCTGAACAAAATCCGATGGACCAATGGACCATCAAGGACAAAGAGGGAGATCGTCGCGGCTGGAGTTGGCTGATCAACAAGGCCGAAGGCCACGTTCTCTACGACACCAATATCTGGAAGACATTCATTGCTCAGCGCTTCGTGATGAGCGCCGGGGAAATCGGGAACTTGTCGCTGTTCGAAGGATCGCCCACGCGGCACAAGCTATTCATGGACCACGCTACCAGTGAATACACGGTCCGAACGGAGGGCAAAGGGCGCATTGTGTTCGTGTGGAAGCTGCTCGCCGGCCGGGAGAATCATTTGTTAGACGGCATCGTCGGTTGCGCCGTAGCCGCGTCCGAGCAGGGCATACTGTTCACCGGACACCAGCCGTCGACAGGCCAAGGACAACGAAAGCGCCGGCGCTTCAACGTGAAGTTTTAAGTGACGGCTTGATCGCTCCGCACCGACGGCAGGTCACAGCGATCGCGTAACGCCACGCGCGGAGTTGGCGGCCGCGGGCACCCTGGTCAGTCACAGGTGGCCAGCAACGCCGCTTACGGGGTTAGGATCCGCAACACTGCCCGGCCAAGCGCAGTAGCAATCGGCAGACGCCGGCCAGTCACAGCGATCGCGTATCACCCGCGGCGGCGATGTCTGCCGGCGCATAACGCTAACCGTGACGCGGAAGCTGTGCCAAGTCCAGGACCTGTCACGGCCGGCACCGTCATCCAGATACAAAATCCCGCCCGCCGCTGACTATTTACGGTTGACCACAGGTGCCATCCGAATGCTTGTACACTCCGCGCGCCCATCTTCGAACGACGCCGCTTCGATTGTGCTGTCCGAAGCCAATTATGGCGGGCTCCCGACGAACTATTGGCCGCTTGATGAGGCGGCCGGTACGTCGGCGCTCGACGTCATGACCACGGCAAAGGGCAGCGGCAACGCCGGCACCGCGGGCGGCACGCCAACCAGGGGCACGACCGGGCCGTTTCGTGGAACGCGGTCGACAACGTTCAACGGATCGACGGACTTTTTCTCCTTTCCGAATTCATCCGCGTACAACTCTGCCAGCGGATCGATACTGGCGTGGTTCAACACGACCATGAACAACTATGGCAACATCTCGCGAAGGGATGACGTCGCGAGCAATCGCGCTTGGCTGTTCAGAGTTGAGCCGGGGGGACACTTCGAAACGCTGCTGATCTTTGGAGGTATTCCCGACGTCGACAGTGGCTTTGCCGTCAATGATGGCAAATGGCATCACGCCGCCATGACGTGGGCCTACGACGGTTCAAGCACCACGCTGTTATCGCAGTACGTCGACGGCGCTCTGACGGGAACCGCGTCGACCAGCGGGTCAATGCCGGCCCTCAACACTTCGCTCTACATCGGACGGGTTTTCACCGGTGCCGAATCGTTCGCGGGGAGCGTCGCGCAGAAGTGCTTTTATGCCTACGCGATGAGCGCCGCGAGAATCAAGGCTCAATATCTCTCTGGGTTTACGGGATGAGTTTAAATCTACAAAACTCGACGGCGGCGAGCGGCAAGAACATCACCAGCGCCTTGCTGTTAGCCTCTTACGCTGCCAGTGCGGACCGCATGATTGCCGTCAGCGGTCTGATTAAGGCGCTCAACGCCGCGGCGGCGGTGCTCACGCTGGAGCTGCGCCAGTATGACGGCACGACGGAATATCGATCGCTCGATGCGTTCAGCGCTTCCAAGCAATCCACATCGGACACGGTGCAGCGGTTTTCCTTCAATCCCGTGAAGGTGCGAAGCGGATGGACGATCCGCCTCTATGCCACGTCCACCAATTCCAGCGATACCTCAACGGGCTACGATATCGATTTTGACGACACGGGGAGCAATCCAGCCAGCGGCGATGCGTATGCCTACGTGGTCACAAATCTCGGCGCGCTGGGCGCTGCCGCAACGGCGCTCGCTCCGGCTTCAACCGCGCTTTCAACGGCGGTTTGGACGGGAACAATCGCGGGAAGAATTGATGCCGCGGTTACCAGCCGCATGGCGACGTACACGCAGCCGACTGGATTTCTTGCGGCCACATTTCCATCGACGGTCAGCAGCTACGCGGGCGCGGATACCTCGGGAACGACAACACTCCTCACCAGAATTCCCAGCGCTATTACCGTCAGCGGCGGAAAAGTCGCGGCCACGATGGGCAGTGGGGATTACACAGGCAACACGGTTCAAACCGGCGATTCCTTCGCGCGTATCGGGGCGACGGGATCGGGACTGACTTCGCTGGCGCCTGCGTCAACCGCGCTTTCAACGGCGGTGTGGACGGGAACAATTGCGGGCCGGATCGACGCCGCGATCAGCAGCCGCATGGCGAGCGGCTCTGTAACCCTTGCAGCTTCGCAGCCGGACGTTGTCTTTGCATCGTTGATCTGTACGGGCGCGCTCAGAATCACGGGCGGTGTCGCCATCACGGATGACAACAACATCGGTGCCGACACGGTGCTCATTTCCAGCCACGGGAACGGCGCGGACACCGTTGCAATTATTAACCCCGGGGGCGGCGGGTCGTTTTGCATCAACGTGAACAACGACGCCGGCTTGGCGCTGGAGCTCTCAAACAACAGCGGTCCTACAGCGGTCCAAGTGTTCGGAGATGGCAGCCAGCCGGCAATCACCGTCACGGCTTTAAACTTCGGCGAACTCGCCGCCTCTCAGCCGAATTACGCCCCGGCCAAAGCCGGCGATGCGATGACGTTGACCAGCGGAGAGCGATCGGCCATCGACAGCGAGCTTTCCGGCACACATGGCAGCGGACAGTGGGGCGGTGGCGGCGCGTCGCTCAGAACAGGCACAGCGCGGGCAGGCAGCGCCTACAGCATCACGCTTGATGCGGGTGCGAATTCCGCGAACGGATTTTACCCGCGCGGCACCATCATCATCCTTACGGGCGGCACCGGGGCCGGGCAATGGAGCACGCTGACCGGCTACGACGGGACAACCAAGATTGCGACCGTCGAGCGCGATTGGATCGTTTCTCCGGACAACGCCAGCGTGTTTGAACTTCTCGCCGGCAGCAGCCGGCCGCGGTAACAATTATGAATGAACTTCACGCAAATATCCCGACCGGTTCAAGCGCCTCAGCCATCATCCGATCGCCGCTGGGGCAGTTGTGGAACGGCAGCGCGTTCGAGAACTGGCTCGATGCGCATTATGCCACCTACCTTATGGCGCTGAGCGAGCAGGGGACATCGGGATATTTCGCGGCCGATTTCCCCGCGGCCATCCTCAGCGGCGGCACTTACACCATCGAATACGTCTACCGGGCGCAGGGCAGCACGCCTTCCATCGCCGGCGACAGCGCGGCGTCGAGTGATTTCCTCGTGCGTGGCGCGAGCGCACCTCCCAGCGGTTCGTCGGCATCGCCCGCGGACATGGTCCTGATTCTCAAAGCGTTTTTGGCAAGCAATGCCGGCGTGAAGCAAGTCAACGTCGACGGCGTTCTGGTCACATTAGATCGGGCGCAGGCCCTGGAAGAGCTTCAGTATTGGCAACGGCAGGCCGCCGCGGCCGCGGGCACGCGCAAGCTGTTCCGCGGCTTCAATATGACCAAGGCGTTTTAACTGTGGCACCGGCGTCTCGCCGGTGTCTTCAGTGCGATCGCGCTAGCCTGGTCAGTCACAGGGGGAGAAGATGTTTGGATTTTTTGGGTGGACGCGAAAAGCATACGACGCCGTCGCCACCAACAAGCGCCGGCGGCAGACCAATACCGATCTGCGCACCGAAGACAAACTGCTGTTGCCGGTGGACCGCGCCAAGCTGATCAGCATGACGCGCAGCCTGCGCCGCAATGCTTCAATCGTCGCCTGGGCGATTCGCAAACATCTCGACTACGTTTCAACGTTCAACTTCAAGTGCCGCGCGAAGCACGCGGACCCAAAAGTGTCCGCGGCCATCAATGCCCGGGTCGAGGCGCTGATGGATTGGTGGTCGCGCCCGCTCAACTGTGACGTTTCCGGGCGCTTCGCGCTGCCCCAGATGATCCGCATGCTGGAGAGCGGCGCGACCGTCGACGGCGACAGCCTGATTTACAAGCTCTCCGATGGCCGCATCCAAATCATCGAAGGGGACCGCATCCGCACGCCCGCCGATCTGGGCGACTATGCCGGCAAGGTCAAGCCGGAAGATTTCACGCACGGCATCAAAACTTCCGCCAGCGGCGCGCCGCTGCTCTTTGCAGTGTGCGATCGCACGGCCGGGCCGATGGGATTCAAGCTCAACTCTTTGGTGCAGGCAAAATATGTCTATCACCACGGCTACTTCGACCGCTACGAACAGACGCGCGGCATCTCGCCGCTTTCGTCGGCGCTGAATCAGTTCATGGATTTGTATGAGGGCCAGGAATACGCGCTGGCGAAAATGAAGCTGGCGCAGCTGTTCGGCTTGAAAATCACCAACGGCGAAGCGGTCGAAGGGGATGACGGCAAGGATTACGAGTTCGATTTCGGCGCAGGCCCGCAGACCTTGCAGCTTGTGGGCCAGGAAGACGCCGAATTCATGGAGAGCAATTCTCCCAGCGTCGAGTTTCAGCAGTTCATGCAGACCGGCATCATGATCGGTCTGAAGGCGCTGGATATCCCGTTCTGTTTCTTCGACGAAGCGCATCAGAACTACAGCGGCACGCGCCAAGCCATCCTGCAATACGAACTGTCCGCCGACAACAAGCGATTCAATCTCCAGCAGAAGCTCAACGCGCTAACCGCGTGGCGGCTCGGATTGTTTATCGCCGACGGCGAATTGGTCTTGCCGGATGGGATGACGATCGACGATTTGAAATTTGAATGGGTGCCCGTCGCCATCCCGTGGATCGATCCGCTTAAGGAAGTGACCGCCAATACCCTGGCGGTGCAGGGGTGCTTCCGTAGCCGGCAAATGATCTGCAAAGAGACTGGATCAGATTTTTTCGAGGTCGCCGATCAAATCGCGGAGGAGAATGACTACTTACGGGGCAAAGGGCTGAATCCGGATATCGGGAACGTGACGCAGGTGCTGGGGGAATTCCTGAATGCCGACAGTGGGGACAAAAAAGCCGCCTGAACAAACCGCGCTCCAGCCGCTTCGAATCGGCGGGGAAGTGAAGTTTGCCGCCGCGGGCTCGGATGCCAAGTCCGTGGGCGTGACCATTACGGCGCGCTCGGGTGATCCCGTCCAAAATTATTTCTGGGGCGCGATCGTCCACGACTTCGCCGGCATGAAGGTGAAGCCGAAAATCCCGCTGGACTATCAGCACGATCCAAGCACGTCGATCGGTTACCTCGATACCTTCGACACCAGCAGCGGCGATTTGGTTTGCACCGGTGAAATCGTCACGGTCGACGAACGCGAAGACGGCTTGGGCGATGACGGCGCTTCGGCGCTGGTCGCAAAGATGAACTTGGGCGTGCCGTATCAGGCGAGCATCCAGTTCGATGAGGAAATGTCACTGGAGTATGTGCCGGATGGAATGACGGTCGACGTCAACGGCCGCGACATTCCCGGCCCGGTAACCGTCGTGCGTCAGTGGGAACTCGACGCCGTCGCGATCTGCAAATTCGGTTGCGATCCAAACACCAGCGCCAATATCAAATTCAGCGCCGCCGGCTTGGCTACAACGCCCGCGGGTCCATTTTTATTTCGAGTCACCAAAGCCACAGGGGGAACAATGCCAACAGGGAACGAGCCTGCCAAGACACCGACAACGCCCGCCACACCGGCCACGCCGGCAGCCGCCACCGCGCTCAGCGCGCCGGCGACTGAACCCGCAGCGACTACCACGGTTGTCGCGCCGCCCGCGGCCGTCGCCGCGACGGTTGTGCTTTCCGATGCACAAACGCAGTTCAAGAAATTCGCTGATGCGTTCGGAGACCGCGCCGCAACTTACTTCTCCGCCTGCAAGACGTTTGAGGATGCGCTGGCGCTGCATCTGAAGTTTCAGGGCGAAAAGATTGCCGAACTCACGACCAAGCTCTCCGCGGTCGATCGCGGCGGCGCAGAGGCCGTGAAGTTTGCAGCCACCAACGAACCGGGAGAAGGCGGCAAAACCAAAACGGGAATGGCCGCGGTCATTCGCATCAAGAAGTAAACAGGGGAACAGGGGACAGGGGAGGCCGCACGTCTGCGCGCATCCGTTGAAAAGCTTTTGGGGGAAACATGTCGAACTCGTTTATCAGCCTCGCCGATCTGGTCAAGCTCAACGATCAAAACGCCCGCGATCTGGGCATCACCGATCTGCTCAATGACGCGCCGGTTTTAAAAGCGCTCGCCGCCACCACGGCGAGCAACGGCACGCTGCATCACTACATCAAACAGACCGGCGCGCCCACGGTTGGCTTCCGCGCCATCAATGCCGGCAAGGACAACGGCGCATCGGGCTACACCGAAGTCGACGTGACGCTCAAGCTGCTCGATGCCAGCTTCATGGTCGACAAGGCGATGGCCGACAACTATCGAGGCGGCCCCGAGGCGTTCAATCAGCGCGAGGCGCTCAATTCGCTGAAGCAGGCGTTTTACATTTTCGAAAAGCAAATCTTCTATGGCACCGGGCTCGCCGATGCCAGCGGCTTCAGCGGACTGGCCGACAACACGGCCTTCGACGGCGCGGGGGATTCCCTTGTCGTCAATGCCACCGGCACCACCGCGTCCACCGGCTCCTCAGCGTGGCTGATTCGGTCCACGCCGGACGAAATGAACGCGACGGCGGTCATTGGCAACTCCGGGGAAATCTCCATCGGAGAAACCGTCGTCGCCACCAAGCCCGACGACAGCACGGCCACGAAAACCTATGGCGTTTATTACACGCCGATCCAAGCCTACTGCGCCCTGCAGATCGGCGGCGCTTACAGCGTCGTGCGAATCGCCAACTTGACCGCGGATAGCGGCAAGGGTCTTACGGATGCCGTCATCGCCAAGGCTTTGGCGCTGTTCCCATCCCAGCGCGGGCCGACAATGCTCGCCTGCAACCGGCGCTCGCTGTTTCAACTGCAAGCCAGCCGCACGGCCACGAACCAGACCGGCGCACCTGCGCCGATCCCAACCGAATCCTTTGGGGTGCCGATTATCCCGACCGATTCGATTTCCTCGACCGAAACGCTGTTGTCGTAGCACCGGCGTCTCGCCGGTCATCCAGGTCGGTCACAAAAAGATTTTGAACAGGAGGAAGCAGAGGTAGCAGAGAAATGCGGGGGTGAACCTCTGCTTCCTCCGCTGCCTCCTGTTCAAAAATCTGCGCATTGTTTGGGGAAGAACGTGAACGTGCACGACATCGTCAAGAGTGCATTGAAAGCCGTCGCCGGCACGGCCGGCGTCCCGGTGATCTATGCCCGCGGGAACTCGACCGTGGAAATTGATGACGCGATGCCGGCGCAAGCCAACTATGGCGTCGCCAACGTCGAGCCCGCGCAAATCGACTATCAGGCGAAAGATTTTCTGATTGAAGCGTCTCAGTTGGTGCTCGACGGCGGGCGCATCACACCGCGGCGGGGCGATCAGGTGCGCGAGACGCAAGGCGGAGTCACTTACATTTACGAGGTGCGCCGCCCCGATTCTTCGGAAAAAGTCTGGCGCTTTAGCGATCAACTCCGCGGCTGGATTCGAGTGCACACGACGTTGAAGGGGACCGCTTGAACGTACTGTCGACGATTGGGGAGGCCGTGAAAACGGCGCTGGCCGGCGGAACGTTTAACACGGCGTTCGATTCGATTCAGCGCGTGTATGTTCCGGAATATCCCGAACTCGACCCGGACACGGCCGGCCCGTACACCCAAATGATTCTGCTGGTGGTGGGGCTGGAAGAAAAGCCGGACCTGTTCGGGGAGAACTCGACGCGGGTGGATTGCGAGCACGATCTGCAAATCCGCGTGGCGATGATGAAGCGCATCACCGCGGGGGACGTTACCAGCTCGGCGGCGGTGGCGGAGATGGATGCGCTCTCCGACATCCGCCAGCAAGTCCTGGACCTGCTCAAGACGGCCGCGGTAACCGGGGCAACGCTGAAAGATATTTCGAATTCGCCGGCCTACGACCCGGCGGCGCTGGACGGCAACGGCGTGTGGGTTTCGGTCTTTGCGCTCACGTATCAGACGAGCCGCTGAGCGCTGACTAGTCAATTCAAGGGGGAATGATGCCACTTTATCGGCTTGGGGAAAATGGTCATGTGTATTACAGCGCGACACCGGTCACTTCGTTGACCTACACGCTGCCGACGACGACGGTCGACAACATTAAGGACGTGAAGGTTGGCGCGAAAAACGACACGCCGGAATCGACGGTGCGCGGTAACGGCGGGCAAAAGTCGTTCGCCAACTCCCTTACCGAACTCGGCATCCAGCTTCAGATTCGGGTGCCGGGACCGGCGCAAACGGACGCCGCTTACACCGCGCTGCTCGCCGCATTTACGGGCAAGACTGAAATCGCGGCGTACGCGCTGAACGACCTTAAATCGGTTGTCGGCGCAGACGGCCCCGCGGGCAATTTCATCGTCGCCAGCTTTGATCGGGACGAAGGCAACGGCAACGTCCAGTGGATCAGCGTCGAGCTGAAGCCGTCCAGCTTCAATTCCTGGTACACCGTCGCGTCGTAAGTGGCACGTGGCACCGGCGTCTCGCCGGTTTAGTTGGCAGTCAGTAGGCGGTTGGCAGAGACGTCGGCCGACAACGCTGAATTGGGTGATGCCGCCAGGCGACAACTCCGGCCGTGACGTTGCTGCAGGAGAATAAAGCTAAACGGGGAATTCATGAAAAACACAGTACAGATTTTGATAAACGCCATTGAACGGGCGGAGAACGAAATCAAGCAAATCATCGGCGATATCGAAGCCGCTGCTCGATCTCGGGCAGTCAGCGAGCGCAAGGTGACCGATCTGCAAACCCAGATCGACGAGCACCAAACCGTCATCAAGTTGATCGGCTCCGCTGAGGCGAAGCCGGCTCCGGTCGCTGCGCCCGTCGAGACTCCTGCCGTTGTTGAGGCTAAGCCAGCACAAACGCCAGCAGTTCAATCAGCAGCCATTCCGATGCAGGAGCAATCTGTGACTCCGGCGGCACGGCCCGCGATCGATCCGTCACAGCCGTGACTGAGTTGGTGGACAATCAGCCAGGTGAGTCACAGAAGATTTTGAACAGGAGCAAGCAGAGGTAGCAGAGGGCGCTCCGGATTTTCCTCCTCAGCTTCCTCCGCTGCCTCCTGTTCAAACTCCGCGAATTTCTCTGAAGGGAACAAATGAAGCAATTCAAAGATGAGCAGGGCCGCGACTGGATGATCGATGTGACCGTCGGCGCAATTAAAAGCGTGCGCGAACTGCTCAAGGTGGACTTGTGGAATTTCTTTGGCGATGAGGCCAAGCGCATTCTCTCCGATCCGCCGATGCTGGTGGACGTGGTGTACGTCTTGTGCAAGCAGCAATGCACCGAGCGCGGATTGACCGACGTGGATTTCGGCCGGCTCTTTAGATCGGATGTCCTGGAGGCGGCGAGCAACGCGCTGATCGGTGCGGTGATCGATTTTTTCCCGAAAAGCCGCCAAACGATTCTGAAGGCGTGGGCGGCGAAGTCGGAGACACTGGGTCAACAGATCGATCAGAAGATGATGGATCAAATCCAATCCCTGAAACTGACGGATATGCTCGCGCCTGGGAAATCGCAGGCGCGCTCAAAATCGACCCGCGGCCGCTGACGGCGCGGGAACTGTGCCACATGGCCGCGGGCCACGAAGCCGATCAGTATCCGATTCTCTGCCTGCTGGCGGGAATCGTGAACCGTTTGGGGGGCAAGGACGCCACGCCGATCCGGATTTCTCCGCCAACCGGCATGCGGACCGCGCCGGAAAAGAAACTGAGCAAAGCGCAGCAGCGGGAAGAATGGGCCGAAGCGCGGAAAATGTGGGAACGGGGTTGCTCGCAGCGGGGGCAGGGGGGCAACGGTGGTTGAGATTAAATTCAGCATGTTCTTTGACCGCCCCGGCGTGATGCGCAAGGTCAAGGACGGCACCAAATCAGCACTATCGCGATTCGGCGCTTTCGTCCGCACCAGCGCGCAGCGGAGCATGCGGCCGGGCGGCAAGAAAAATGCGATCGCTGCGCCAGGCACACCGCCGCGCACTCACACCGGATTGTTGCGCAAGCTGATTTGGTTCGGCTATGACGACAGCACTGATTCGGTTGTGGTGGGTCCGAAACGATTCAACTCCAGCGGGCGTCCGGTGCCACAAGTTTTAGAGCAGGGTGGACCGGGCAAAACCTCCAAGGGTGTGCCGGCGATCTATCGAAAATTTCCATTCATGGCGCCGGCCTTGACGGCCGAGCAGGATAAGTTTGCCGGGCTGTTCGAAGGCGCGATTCGAGGATAACGATGGGTCAGGGGGACATCAGAGCCGGCGGCGCGTACGTCGAGTTGTTCGTCAAGGGCAACGTGGGCCCACAGCTCAACCTGGTGCAAAAGAAACTCCAGCAGTTGGGCGAGAACATTACGTCGATCGGCAAACGTTTAGCGGGCATCGGGGCGGGCATCACCGCGCCGCTGTTGCTGGCGGCGCAGCGCTTCGCGTCGATGGGTGATGAAATCAACAAGGCCTCTCAGCGCACCGGCATCGGTGTCGAGCAGCTCGGCGCGCTCAAGTATGCGGCGGAGCAATCCGGGGCGTCGTTTGAGGATCTGGAGAGCGGCGTCAAGAAAATGGAGAAGACGCTGTTCGAAGCCGAAGCCGGATCGGCCGCGGCCAATCAGGCGCTGCGCGATTTGGGGCTGACGGCGGCGGGGCTCAAGGGGCAATCTCCCGATCAGCAACTGCTCGCGATCGGCGACGCGCTTTCCCACGTCCAAGACGCCGGCGCTCGCGCCGCGATCGCGATGCAAATCTTCGGCAAGGGCGGCACGCAATTGCTGCCGCTGTTCGCCGATGGCGCGGAGGGCATGCGCAAGCTCACCGATCGGGCTAGGGAACTGGGCCTGGTGTTCAGCAAGGAAGACGCGGAAGCCGCAACCCGCTTCCGTGACATCTGTGAAGATTTGTGGAAGCAGGTGCAGGCGGTCGCATTTCAGGTTGGCGCGGCGGTGGCTCAGGCGCTTCAGCCCTTCGCGGAAGCGGCCACGCGCGTGCTCAGTTCCATCATCGAATGGATCAAAGAGAATCGGGCACTGGTCATCGCCATTCTTGGCGCGGGGATCGCGCTCATCGCGGCCGGCACAGCGCTGATCGCATTTGGCACGGCGATTTCCGTAACGGGCGCGGCAATCGAAGGCCTGCTGGATGGGCTGGCGTTCACCAAGTCCGCGCTGCTCTTGCTCACCAACCCGATCGTACTGATTGGCGTTGGCCTTGTCGCGCTGGCCGGATATTTCCTTTTCTTCACCGAGACGGGCGGCAAGGCGCTGGCGTGGCTGTCCGGGAAATTCGACGAACTCAAATCAGACGCCACCGAAACATTCGGGGGCATCGCCGATGCGCTGGCCGCGGGCGACATCACGCTGGCCGCGCAATTGTTCTGGACGTTCTTAAAACTCGAATGGACCCGCGGCGTCGAGGCCATCAAGGGAATCTGGGCTCCGCTGGTGATCTGGTGGAATGACACGATCTTTGGAATGCAATCCACCTTTGCGTTGATCGGCGCGGGCATCGAGACGATCTGGGCGAGTCTGGTGTACGGCATGGGGACCATCTTCGACGGCTTTGTACATTACAGCACGCTCGGCATTTTAAAATTGCTCGACACGTTTCAGGGGCCCGTGCTCAAGCTGCTCGGCATCTCCGCCAAGCTACTCGGGCTCGGCAAGGATTTCGCCGACTTTCAAAAGACGCTCGCTCAAAGCTCTCCGCAGCAATTGATTGCTTTGGAAAACCAGCGCTATGCCGGCGACACCAGCAATTCAGACGACTACCAGAAGCGGCTCGACGGTGTGCATGCTGAACTCGACAAGACGCTGGCGGAACTGGCGGACGCGCACAAAAAGGCGAACGACAAAACCAAGGACGATTCCGCCGATGAGATTGCCAAGCTGGAAAAACGCAAAGCGGAGTTGCAGGCGCAGCTGGCGGCGCTGCGCGAGAAGGCGCACGTTGAAAAAGACCATGCGCTCATCACGAACCTTCCGCCCAAACCCAATTTTGATAACGACCCGTTTGCCGCGGCCGGCGCGGGGGCGGCGGCAAAGTCGGCGGGCATTTTCAACTCGGCGGCGATTTTAGCGCTGCAAAGTTCCGGTCAATCCACGCAAGATCAGATTCGGCAAAACACTTTGGATTCCGCCAACAGCCTGAAAAAGATCGAGCGGACAAAGATCAATTTCCAGTTCGGACCGTGACGCGCGGGCTTAGCCGTTAGCCAGGTCAGTCACAGCAGCGGGGGGGGCGGGGGACAGATGCCAGTTGTAGTCGATGAATGTTTCAAGAGCCGCCAGCAGACCGGCGTTGACGCGCAGCGCACCTTTTACATCAAGGGCACCAGCGATCAGGACGCGGCGCGCAATGCGATGCTCGCGCACGTGGACTGCCCGGCATCACTGACGGTTACCAGCGTGTCCGGTCCCGTCACGTTCGGAATCAACTACAACGAATGCGGCGTCGAGGAAATCGACAATCAGCGCTGGCTCGGCACCGCCAAGTGGGCATCGCCGGCCAGCGGCGGCAATCAGCCCATTGGATTTTTCCAACTGTCGTTTGACATCTCCGGCCAGAACCAGCGCATCACGTGCAGCCGCCAGACCATCAACAAATACAAATCCCCGGCGACGGGCGTGGTGCAGCGCGATTTTAAAGGCGCGATCAATGTCAGCCAGGACGGCACCATCGACGGGACCGAAATCCTGATTCCCGCCGTCAGCTACACCGCCAAGCAAATTTACGGACCCGGGCAAATCACCCGCGCCTTCGTGCGCAACCTCGCGAGCATCGTCGGCAGCGTCAATGACGGCATCTACCAGGGCTATCAGCCGGGCGAGTTGCTTTTGACCTCAGTCACCGGCGTGCCGCGCTCGGACCTCGCCTACGACCTCACTTTTAAATTCGGCGTTTCGCTGAATGAGGACAGCCTCACCGTCGGCGACATCACCGGCATTCAGAAGGACGGCTGGGATTATCTCTGGGTCTACTACGAGAGCAAATCGTACGGCGCAGACGGCGTCACGGTTTTCAACAAGGTGCCCATCAACGCTTTCGTCGAGCGCGTCTACCGGCGCAACAACTATAGCACGCTCGGACTCTCACAACTTTTAAACTCGTGAACTATACCAAGGTCAATCCCGGCGACGATCTGAGCATTCCCGCGACGGTGTGGAATGCGCTTCTGGATTTGCTTGGCGACTCGCGCGGCACCGCGGGCGAGAAGCCGCGCGTTCTGAGCCGCGCCACTCCCTACGCCGGCGACGTCGTGCAGGTTCAGAACGGCACGAGCGACAACATCGACCCGTTTCGCGCGCTGTGCTTGAGCGATCTGGTTGTCAAACCCCAGATCAGCGGCGAAGTCAACGTGAACTTTCTTTTCAACGGCACCAAGCCGGGACCGGGGGCGCGGGGAAAGTGGGGCATCGTGCTCGACGGACTCGCGCCCGGGCAAATCGGCTCCGCCGTCGTGATGGGCATCAGCATCGCGTGGATCAATCTGGCCAGCGTCGCCGATCTGCATGTCGAGGCGGATCCCGCATCGGCCTACGTCCTGAAAAGTCAGGGGCGCGGCGCGCCTATCCTCTGGGTGGACGGCGGCGTGGGAAGCGCCACAACCAGCGGCGAGCAGTGGGCCATCATTCGCATCACCGGGCCGGACAACGCAATGTTTCCCGTGCACGTCACCAAAGACGGCGGAAGCTTCAGCCCGACGTGCAGCGCGACCTATACCGTCAAAGACATCAGTGACCAGGACCTTGCGGACGGGTCGAGCTCCACCGCCACGAAAAAAGTCCCCGAAGCGCGCTGGGCCGACGCGGCGGCGTTGGTCCCGTTCCACGCTGTGGCGGACAAATCCGGGGGCTGGGCGTACTACGACTCCGGGGGAAATCTGAAATTGAAATCGGTCGACCAGGAATGGCCGGTGCCGGTCAGCTGCGCCGACGTGGCCAGCGGAAGCGGGAGCGGCGGTGGCTAAGGGACTTCTCGCGCACCAGGGAATGAAACTGATCCGCGGACACGGCGTGCTGATTGGCACCGACGGAGACCCGTGCTGTTGCGTGACTCCGGACTATCGTTGCGGCGGCTGTAAGTGGAAATCCCCAAGCTGCATCAAGCTCGTGCTCACGCAGACGATTCGCGATCAAGTCGGCGACGTGATTTTGGGCGGCACAAACACGTGGGTGGTGATGGTCAACGCCTGCACCGGCGAGAACCTCAGCTCCTGCTATCGCTTTGACCCGCTGCCAGACAACACCGTAGGCGAGGCGGCGATTGATTGGCGTCCCTCTGGAGCGGAAGGCGGCGGCGGCGGAATCGCGGGCGGCCCCGTCGTCTACTTTATGGGCGACACGTTCGGGACCGCAGGCGTCGATGACACCGTCTCGGCAACCGGTGATTGTCTCGGCGCGCATTTTCATGAGGAGCTGGGAGATTCCGAACCCGAGGAGGATGGGAATTTTTTCCAGAACATCATCGACTTGACCGCGACGGTTACGGATGGTGACTGCGGCGCAGGCCCCTGCGACGAGCCAAGCAGCGGCACGGGCAGTGGAACGGGGACCGGCACGGGAACGGGCGATGACTGCTCTTGCTCAGACTGTAGTCCCACGTATACGGCGACGTGGTCTGGTTTCACGGGGGATCAGGCACCGCTCAATGGCAAATCGTTCACGATCGAAAAAGACACGTCCGATGGCGGCGGCTGCGGTTATCAAGGCGACGATCCGGACGGATCAGAGGACGAGTTTGACTTTACCTGTTCCGGCGGCGTCTGGTCAGTAACCGACATCGAAGGCGTTGCGGTTTTCGGCACCGTCACCGGCAGTTGTCCCACGGGCACCTTTAGCATCTTTGTGACCACGTCCGGGGACTCGGGCTTTTTAACGATCGCGTGATTAGGGGACAGATGGCCGGCGCATTCGCGAAACTCACTGAGACCACAAAGCGCTTCACGCCGACAGAGCCGTTGAAAAAATCGGCCGCGGCAGGCGCGGGAGCGGGGACGGAGTTGTCCAAGCTGCTTCATCCGTTTGGAATCCAACCCAGCGCAGATTGCAGTTGCCGCCGGCACGCCGAAACGATGGACCGCAACGGCGTCGATTGGTGCGAAAATCATTTTGACGAAATCATGGGTTGGTTGCGGACCGAAGCGGCGGGGCGCGGCTATCCTTTTATAACACCGCTGGCGGCAAAAGTTCTCAGGATCGCGATTGCCCGCGCGCGGAAAAAACGCCGTGGAACCTTTGGCACCGATGCGATTCATGTCCATCATTCGGCGACGGGCCTGGGCGATGCGATCGGCGGACTGTATGCCGTGTGCGGTCTGGCCGACGCGACGGGGAAACCCATCATCTACCACGCTCACTCCGCCAAGTGGCTCTATCGCGTCGCGCATCCGGGTGTAACCATCGTGCCGATCGAAGAGGGGCGCGAAGGCCCCGACATCAACGGCGGCGACGAAGGCTATCGCCGTCAAATCCAATCGGCCGCAACACGAGTGACAGACTATTGCGGCAATCTCGCGCAGGCGTTGGGCATCGCGCCATTCGCCGCGGCGCGCCCCCGGCAAATCGATCGCGCGATCGGGAATCGTGTCATCGGGGAAAAATATGTTGTGCTCTCTCCCTTCGGAACGCATGGCAGCCGGGATTGGCCGCGCGACAAGTGGCGGGAACTGGGCGGGGTTTTGCGCGATCAAAATATCCGCGTGATTCCCATCGGTGCATCGCGGCACGCGGAGATTCTGAAATCGACGTTCAACGGGCTCGGCGGCGTGTCGTGGTTTTGGGGGCAGTCGCCGGAATGGGTGATCGATCTGGTATCGGGCGCATCGTGCGTGATCGGAAACGATTCGGGCGTCGCTCATCTGGCGGGGCTCTTGGGCGTGCCGGCGCTGGCGATTCACGCCGGCTGTCTGCCGCATCCGTTTCTTTACGACATGTCGCCATCCGTGGAATCGATCACGGCCGGCGAGGATTTGCCGCGCAGTGATCACAACAGCATCGCGCTGGGAAAAGTTCCGGTGGCGGCGGTGTATAAAACACTCGCCGCAAAACTCGGTTTGGATGACAGCATGACGGCGGCGGGCGATCTGCTGAATGCGGTTCAATCGGAAACGCTGCTCGATCGCGATCGCTTGCGCGTGATTCTTGCGCGCAGCCGCGCGGCGTCGAAGCTTGCGGGCGACATCGCCGAAGTGGGGGTGTATCGGGGCGGCACGTCTAAACTGCTGGCGCTGGCCAATCCGCATAAAACCATTCATTCCTTCGACACGTTCACCGGCATCGCGAATGCGGGCGCGGATGATCTGCACAGCAACGGTGATTTTGATTTGGGCGGACAAATTCCGCCGGCGTTGAATCAACCGAACATCGCGGTGCACGTTGGATTGTTCCCGTCGACGGCCGGCGACGGCGGGGGCGGGAAATATTGCTTCGCTCACTTCGACGGCGACACCTATGAAAGCTGCCGTGCGTTCATCGAATATTTTACGCCGCGGATGACCGCGGGCGGGGCGATGGTGTTCGACGATTACCGGTGGCACAAATGCCCGGGCGTCGAGCGCGCGCTGCTGGAAGTTTTTGCGCCGGATCGAATCGAGCAGACCGGACCGACCCAAGCGCTGGTAACCATTGGAGAAATAAAATGCTGACAGGCGGCACGGTTCTTTTCATCTACGGAGCGTTCGTCACGGGCGTGGTGTTTTTTGTTCTGTGGCTGGTCCGGCGCTGATTCCCCGCATGACGAGCTGCTGCTCCCACGCCTCTTTGGCCCAACCAATCTCGTTTTCGAGAAGGGCCTCTTTCACCGGATCGAGGCCCACCCGGTACGTGATGTTTCCGTATCGTCTTACCATCGTCATCGCCGCCGACTCTTTGGCCCAATCAATCCCTTTTTCGAGAAGGGCCTCTTTCGTAGTGAAGTCGCGGGAAGGATCGAACGCGAAAGACGCGACCCACGCAAGGCCAGTGCCTTTGCATTTGTCACATTTCACGACCGACACCAGCAGCGCGATCGAGCCTGAACCTTTGCACGCTGGGCATTTGTCTTGCGGCATGATCAGATTATATCGGCGGGATCCGGCATCACCATTCACGGCGTTAGGATCTGCGCATGTCAGTCGGCTCTCCATGCTTTGAGCCCTCCCGACTTTAAAGCCCTGGGTCCGGGCGGGTAAGTGATGCTCAGATATTATCGATTGCCCGCGGGCCGGTCAATATAAATCTTGCAGAAAAGAAAGAATTATTTTAGAGTGGGGTTATGAATGGTAACGATATACTTGGCTCACCATCGCTAGATTCCTTGATGGTTTAAGGGGTTATGACAATCCGAAAAATAATTAGATTTAACGCTTGCAATCATTACCAAGTTTGGTAATATTCCTACATCAGTTGAGTAACTGATCCGAGCCTGCCGGACGCAGGATTGCTGGTAAAGGAGCAAGTCATGAGTCAAGTAACTGTTGCAGTTGCCTTCGAGGATTCCGGGGAATCGTCTTGGAGCGGTCCGGCCTATTTGATTAAAGCCCTGAAGGCAGCGGATTGGGAAGCCCCCAACGCCCCCAAAGTAATCGCGGGCTATGAACTCATCGCCCACAAATCCAACGCCGCTACTCAATGCGACGAATACGTTTACGAATTGGCCTCGAATACCATCCTTCGATTGGCCGAGGAGTTGATCGCAAATCAGAGCGAAAATATCACCGCACAAGCTGCCTTGAGCGGAGACAATTATGCGGTCGTCTTGCAGTCCCCGTCCGAGCAAAAGAAGTTTTCGACAGAGCAGGAAGCCGAAATGCGAGAATGGATCGACGCTGGTGGTTTTACGGCCTTCTGACCCTTTACCCGCGCCAGTCGCGGTTACTTCCCCGGATCGGAAACGGTTCGGGGTTGTTTTATGGATTACGGATTCTCGCTTTCTTCTCTCATCCATGCAGGTCATGAAGCGATCAGAGTTCAAATTAGCGCTTTGACTCCGAGTGCCAGGACCGCTTTGATTGAACGTTCGAAATTCCAATTCGGACACTTCTACGCATGGCTTCGAGGTAACGACAAGGCTATCAAGGCACATAAGCTCGATGACCTCCTTGCGCAATTGAGACTGCATCTTTATGCAAATTCGGGCAAGATAAAGTGCAGCGGGGCGCGATGGGGCCGAAAGCAAAAAGCATGGAACCTTGTCGATTGGAGCAAATCGACTTCGGAAATCGCGAAGATGATGGGCGTAACTCCTGTCAGCGCCAGCGTAGCTCGTCGAAAGTTTGCCCCCAAAACAGTTGGCAAATGGAAAACCAGAAAGAGGGTATGAGATGCCCCTCAACATCAAATACATTCGAGCATGGGTCGAGTCCTGCGAGTCGCAGGCGGCTGCCGCGCGAATGTTACAGATGAAACCGCCGCACCTGTCGCGGCTCTTGTCGGGCGAGAGTACGGATATCCGGCTATCGACGCTTGAGCACTTTTGCAACGTCATGCGCTGCGAACCGATCGATCTGATTCGACGGGCGAAAATTGTATGATCGATTCCCCATCCAACCTCATCGCCGCCGTCCGCTACTTTGCGGACAAGTTGGTCTGCAACGCGTACATGCGGCAGATCAAATGGCCGAGCGGAGAAATCGCCTGCCATCACTGCGGATCGCTCCGGATCGGCAACTCGCCCAAATCGACGGCTGTGGATTCATGGGCCTCGAATGATGGAGCGACATTGAAAAAGCCGAAGGGATTCAAGGCGTTCGACTCACTCATGCAAAAGCTGGTCCGCGTCCCCAGCGCAGAGATTCCCAAAGCGAGCAAGCCCGCGAAGAAAAAGCCGAAGCGGAAATGAGTTTCGGTTTTACGATTCATGGTGAGCCAAGTAAGTCGTTACCTTATGAATCCATCCGACTATGCACTGATCACGGAAGCCGCGCGACTTTGCAAAACCAGCCGAGCTAGGCTCGTCCAGGCAATCGAGTCCGGCTGGCTAACGGCACACCGAACCGCGGGCGGAACAGAATTGGTGCTCGTGAGCAGCGTCAAGGATTATCTCCGCTACCCACCGACCCGCGGCCGTCCTAAGGGCAATGCGAAGTGATCGCGGCCCCAGATTTCAATCCTGCCGACGTTTTCCGCGCACGATGCGTTCCGAGTCATCCAGCGAGTCCCGATCGCTCTGAGACCGTTTTAAAGCCTCCCGTTGCCAACGCCAAAAATTAATTTTTTCGGACTTCGGCGGCTCCGCCCCCGGCCCATTTTTCGGTTGCATGAAGTTGCCAAAAAGCACGTATGTTAGGGTATCCGTTTTGACGCCGGAATCGAGCGAAATGCAGGTCGAAAATTCAGATCCAAATCCGCCCGAGTTTTCGCCCGAAATCCACACCCCCCGCGGCACTACAGCGCTACCAAAATTCTCTACTCAAAGACTGATGTAAGTCACTCCATGAATCGCCGCCACGGCGTGCTGCTGAGCGAATATAAACCACTATAAAACAAGCCTTTTTCTGCCGCCCCGCCGCCCATCCAACGTCCGATAATCAGTAGGGGGTTAAGCTCACTTTGAACAGTGGATTTAGCCCCTTGAGATGGTCGATAGTGAGCCGTCTCTCTTATGACCTGCGGCGAGGCCAGAGAACGGGCCGGAATTAAGTTGCAAAAAGGCCCGTTTTTGACCTCGATTTGCGTTGACGTACCCTAACAGATTTGGGACAATCCGCCCCATCGGATTTCCGCCCGCGACAGTGGGGGAGGGCGGCAGGGTCCGGGAAAAATCAGCTTGACCGCCTTCGAGCGGGTTCGTAAACATTCGCACTGTGAGGTCTGCCAGGTCAGACCGAACTGTGCGATTAACTTCAGCCGTGGTGATTCTTGGCTGACGTTTACGCACCCGCTCGAAGGCGTTGAAGTTTGCAACAGGGATTGTTGCTCACGCCTTCAAACGGAAGAATCACCGCAGATCGGAAAGGCCGGGGGCGATGAGCCCCGAAAAAAATCGTTCACGCACGCCTGTCTCTAATTCCCATTCCTCCACAACTCATTCACCGCAATCCACCGGCGCTCAACCGGCTAGTTTTTCGAATATAACTTCGATCATCAATTCCATCACGCAGCTCTACGTCAGAGCGCGAAGGAACGCGACGGACCTGCACGCCGAAGTCGCGGGCGGCGACTGGGACGACTGGGAGGATGGGTTGCGGTTGCGGTTGAGCATCGCGGCAACCGAAGACTCACTGCTGGAAGCCATCGACGCACTTCGAACAGCCCGCAGTGAATTTGCACTCTTCCTGAGCTTGCACGCCCCGTCCCCAAAGTCGAAGCGGAAGAACAAGCGGAGGGCCAAGCGATGAGCTCAACCCTCTTGCGGCTCGGGGCTAGGTTCCGGATGAGGTCTCCGCTGCTTTCGTCGGCGTGGAACCGCCGCTGTTTTCGGCTCAAGCATCCGCGTCGCCATCGCATCGATCGTTGGCATGTGCGGTTCGGCTTTACCCGCCGCGATGAAAACCGCGGCAATGATGCGCGCTGTGTCCGCCGTCATTCTTTCCATGGAGTTCCTTTCATAGTTCGCCGCTGGTCAGACGCCAATCCAAACCAGCGGCGGACTTTTATTCTAACCGGGGCCGTAGCAGGGGAGAAGAAAGGTGGCATGCGATGACGGATCATCCCTGCACACAACCGCGTATTTCCGACGAATCAAATTCCGCTCCCGCTGCTCGCGAACATCACCTCATCACGGACGTTCCCAACGTCAACATCGTTGTCAAAGCCGCGGGGGGCATCGTCTCCAGCTACCTTCGCGCCATCCGCGTCCGCGGACACGTTCGGCGAATCCCGCCGCTCTCTGCCAAGGTGCTCTTGCTGATGCTCGACTGCGTCAACGGCAAGAAGTTTCGCGCCACCGGGAAAATGGTCTGCTGGCCCAGCATTGAATATCTCGCGCACGAGTGCGACCGCTCCGAGGGACACATGAAACGCGCGGTGCAATATTTGGTGCGGGCGAACCTCCTCAAGAAGCTGCGCAAGCCCGCTCCCGACGACTCCCAGCGCTATCAATTTCTCGTGCCCGCGGACGCCTATAAACGCCACAAACGCGGCACACTTTCGGGACGTACAAAAAAAACCGCCAGCGCGCCGGCGCGCAACCATAGGGCGCGCCGGCGCGCAAGCTCTATAGGGCGCGCCGGCGCGCCACGCATCAGCGCGCCGGCGCGCCCTAATACGCCTTCTGTCTCTATATTAAGAAATTATAGAGATGAAAGTATTAGAACAACAACAACAGGAAGTATAGCGCCTTGCGCTATGCCCAACGGGTTGGATGTTGTTGTTGTTGAATTAAGAAAATTGGAAGTGGAGGAGGATCGAATCGGCGAGCTTGTGAAGCTGCCATCCTCTACCCCTATCGTCCTGATGGCCGCGGTTGATTTGGCAAAAAAAAGGCCCGCCCAATTTCAGGCGGGCAAAGCCGTTCAACTCATCCGCGATCCATCCAAGATTCCACCGGCGGCGCTGAAGCGTGCGGAAGCAAAACTGCAAGCGGTGGCGGCGGCGGCGGAGTCTGCCAAAAAAGAATCCGAAGCCGCGGCGGTCTGTGAGCAGGGTCACAAAATCGTCGCGGAAATGAGCGACGAGAAAATCGTCGAGACGCACGCGCTGCTGATCCAACACTACCGCGATCAGCAAAACGCCACCGCCGTCGAGGCGCTGGAGAAAATCCACGATCCACGCATCAGCCGGGATTTCTGGCGAGCGGTTGGAAAAAACAAATCCATTCTCAGCGCCGAACCGGCGCTCACTCACACGGGAGACGCAGATGGCGAAAAGTAAAACCAAATCACTCGACCTGCTTCACGAACCAGCCATGAAAAAAGTGGCGGGAGGAGATTGCCGCGGCTTCGTCGATTTGCTGCGAGGACTTGCGCAACAAGCTCGCGACACGAACGCGGGTACTGCCTCTGTCACTTTCGATTTTATCAACGATGGCGAAGAGGTCGTCGCTCAATACGTGCCGCAAATCACTTTCACAATTCGTGAGTTGGGAGACTGACTGTGACTGACCAGGACGCACGAATCGTTGAAATGATACGGCTGGCGATCGAGCGCATTCAGCCGATCGCGCAGACCCACATCCGGCTCGTTTGGGGAAGTCATCCGGACATCCGATCCGCCGGTGAAGCCATTTCCATTTTGAATGAGGGCATATCGATGATCGATTCAAATTTCAATCCGCGGGCACGTCTCAGGCCGCGCACCGTGGCGCTGCAAAAGGTAATTCATCCGGCGGTGATTCGCGCGTGCACGCGGCACGGGATCAGTCAGCCGGCCGTTGGCAGTAGGCGATTGGCAGTGTCGATACGTCGCGAAGATTTGTGCGCCGTCTTGCATGGGGACAAAGCGCCAAAGAACGGGAAGAGCATGCAACGCTCAACACTCAACGCTCAACGCTCAACGTTGAACGAAGGCAAAGCGGGGAAACTGTGATTCGCTTCAATCCGATCGAGCAGCCATTAACCGCGCGCGAGTCGTTCAGGCTCACGACGTGGCAGCTTCACAATCGAAGACAGTTCTTTCAGCGCCGCGAAAGCCCGGCGCGGCTCAAACGTTTTATCAAGCTGCATCGCGCCACCCAAGCGGCGCTGGTCGCAGCGGCACAAGCGCAGCGGGCGCTCAAGGATCGGGAGCGGGCGACGGTTGTGTTCGACGTGGAGCGCGTGCACGGACCCAACGCCTACCCGCACCTGTGGAGCGCGAACTATGTCATCGACTTCGCCTGCCTTCGTTATTTCTGTGGAGGCGTCAACGAAGCCGCGGCCAAAATTGGCTTCGAAGCTGGAGAGAAAATCGCGGCGCTGATCGTTGAACGATTCCGGACGCACTACGTGGGAGGGTTTAAGTAAATGATCTTCGATCCAAAAAAAATCGCCGCGTCAGGTCGCGGCGACTTAGGAAAGATCAGAACCGGCACCCACGCCGGTCCCGATGACTATCGGCCGTCGCCGGCGTCGTCATTAGCCGACGATCTGACGGCACGGCTCGACGTGCGGCGGCGCAGGTGGCTTCTCATCGACGCCGTCTATATCGGCGCTGCCCTCGTGCTGCTGGCCGCGGCCGTCGTGCTGTTTTTCTTTTTATCGAGGTGAAAGGCGCTAAGCGCCAGAAAGCGAGAACGTCTATGAGTTGGTCAATATCAGCGATCGGGTCTCCGAGCAAAATTATCGAGAGGCTCGAAGCCGAAAGCGAACGAATCAGCAGCAACCCAAAGGATCGAAGCCGCGCCGAATTTGACGAGGCGAAACCCCATCTGATTGCGCTCGTCAAACAGAACATCCAGAGCACTTCTGCACAGGTGATTTCTTTAAGCGCGAGCGGGAGCGCTTCGTGGAACGGGGACGAAAAAACGCACAGCAATTGCGCCGTGAAGATCGAAGGCTTGTACGGATGGGTTGGCTGATTTGATTTTCGGAGAGCCCGGACCGTCGCCGGGATTTGACCGCGGGAGTTCATCGTGCGGGTCAGTGTGGAAAATCGAAGCATTCCGACTGCTCGGGTTTCCCCCTTCAAGTAGCACTGACATGCCCGCGGAAATCTCCGGATCAGTTGGCAGTTGGCAGCGGGCAGTTGGCAGCGAAGAAAGCGAGGATGGTTATGGCGACGTTTTTCGAAGTTGGAAATGAACTGATCAACCTGGATCACGTTGAGCGCGTGGAATACAGCGGCTCAATCGCCGTGGTTCGATTCTACGACGCTGACGGCAAGGTGATCTGCCGCGATGAACGCAACGCGCGTGACACATACGAGCGCTTGCGAAATTCCGCCGACGTAGAAAAGCCGGTGCCGCGATGAACACCCATAAAGAATTTGAACAGGAGCAAGCGGAGGTAGCGGAGGCGGAGCGCTCCGGGTCTTCTCCGCTGTCTCCGCTGCCTCCTGTTCAAACTCCCCGCATTGAATCCACCGGCGAGACGCCGGTGCTACAGGTCGTAGCCGGCGTGGTGAACTGCAGCGCGTTGATGGCCCGCGCCGCGTCTGCCGACCATGACGAACTGGCGGCAACCATCGCATCATTGCTGATCGTGCGCGGGGAAATCCTGATGCAACTCGACACCAGCCGCAAAGGCGGGCGCATGGCGCTGGCGATTTTCCTGGAGCAGGAACTGGAGCGCATCAATTCGGCGCTGTCGGCGTGGCAACAGGAGCGCGCCAACCGCGAAGCCGGCGTCGAGAAAAAACCAATCCGAAAACCAGCGCCGGCGGCGCTCATGGCGAGAAGGGCAGGACTATGAACCAATCAGAACAACAGTGGCTGGCGGAACGGCTGGCAGAAATGAACGCGTGGCTTGCCAGCCAGGGCAACGTGGCCGCGGCGAATGGCTTCTCCGATGCCGCGGCGATTCTCGGATTCGAAAATCGATTCCTTCGGACGGTGCGATCCATCGTCGAGAAATCAAATCAGTCGATCGACCCGGTGGATATTCTCCGCGCTGCGCGCGGGTGAGGCTCGTATGACCGAATCGGAACTTGAAACATTGTTCGCGATGGAACGGGAAGGCGGCGGGTTTGTGCGGCGGCTGGCGCTGGCGTGGCTATTCGCCGATCAGGAAAACTTTGAAAAGCTCCGCGCGGCGTTTCCGGAGTACTGGGCGAAATATGCGGCCGTCGGCCGGAGTCGGAGAAACCATTCGCCGCGCCAACGGAGCGTGACCGAGCTGGACGAGTCAATCGGAACGGAGTCACACCGGCGAGACGCCGGTGCCACAAAAAACCGGCCGGTGCTTCGAGGGGTCGTGAGCACCGGCCGGCGTATCACCTAGCGACCCCACGTTACCAGATGCCGCGCGGCGGTGCACGCGCGGCGGGAAAGGTTTCTATGGGAATTGTTTCAAACGCGCGATGGCGCAGGAAATCGGATCCACCAACGCCGCGGCCGGCGCTGCCAGCTCCGCTCGAAAAGAGCCCGGCTGAGATGGAACTGATTGATTTACTCGTGGGCTTGTATCAGTGCAACGTCAACCAGCGCGTGGCGGCATTGGAGCAAGCCGCGCCGCTCGGCGTCATGGTGGGAGGGCAGCGGCCATGAAAACAAATCAGCAGGCAGTTGGCAGCGGGCAGTTGGCAGCGGGGCGCGGACAATTGAACTTCAAAACATCACCGAAAGCACAGCGGGATTCGACGCTTGAACCTTGCCACATTGAAGTGGCCGGGAAAATCGTCGGCGATCTAGAAGCGCATCGGCACACTACTAGCCTCACTTGGCACGCCACATTACGACTTCACGACGATATGGCCGCCGGATATTTTCAGGGCAATGGCGACACGCAAGAGGCGGCGGTTGCGGATGCAATCAAGAAGGGGAGAACCTCCGCCGTTCAGCGATTAAATCTGGTGGAGGAATTCGCCGCGGCGGTTGGTTATTACGAGCATGCAACGCTCAACACTCAACGCTCAACATGCTCTGCTGAAATCCTCGTCTTTTCGACGTTCGGCCCTCACCCCAACCCTCTCCCGGAGTACCGGGCGAGGGGGAAAGAGCGCGCAAGAAATGAGGATTTCAGCGGAGCACGCTCAACGCTCAACACTCAACACT